GATGCTTCGTATGTTCCGTTAGTTATGTAATCTTTAGGCTGTAAAAAAACGTTATCATAATCAATATATTTTAGTGTGGAGCTAATAGATGTGTAACTGTATAGTGCTTTTCCTGCGATAACATCGGTGGACCCTTCAGAACGCGTGAAAGGCCAGTTTAATTCTGAATTGATGATATCGGCTATAGAGCGATTTACATAATCTTTAACTGTGGTTTGAACGCCACGAGATGTGCTAAAGTTAGAACTTGTTAGCTCTACTTCGTTCATATCTCGCAGGACATCATTTATTAAACTAAGAAACGTGCTAGCCATATACTATCTCACTACTCGTTATTTTCTGTATTTTCTTGTTTTATCACGTATCTTTTTAGGCTGTTTGGAGAACTGCTTACCAGCTTTAGTTGCTTTTCTTTTAGCAGCTGTGGTAGCTGCGTACTCCTTCGACGAGAGGCTCTTGATAGCTGCTGACGGTAGATACCGTTCTCCAGTTTTACTGGACGGTTTGCCACTCTTCGTCCTCCACTTCTGCTTCGTCCAATTTTTCAAAGAGCGTTGGCTCTTCTTTAACGCCATCTTCTTTCTCCACCATTTTTATAACATAATAAAAAGTTTGTTCGCGAGACTCATCTCTCTGTACATTATCTAGAGCGTCATCTATTTCGTCCCAAGCTGTGGGTTGTTCTGTTAGAAGTTTTTTCACACGCTGTAAAGATTTCTGTGCGTTGTTCTTATATCGATACTTCAACGTATCTAAGATAAAAGGTAAAGCCATTGAGGACTCCTAAATACTCTAGTATACAAGTATTACGTAAATTTAGCAAGTCCTTTATACCAATAAAATTAAACCTATTAAAGCTGCAACAGCTATACAACTGCATACAACTACAATAGTTGTTATTTCAAGGTTGTGTACTAGAGCCTCATGTTTCTTACGTCTAACTATACGTGCTTGTTTTTCGGCTTCTTTAGCTTGTTGTATTCGTTTAGCACGTTCAGCGATAATGCCTTCCCAAATGCCCGGACCAAACCTCATATTAATAAGGTTCTTCATTTCTTGCATATGTTCTTGAGCAAGTTTGGCATTTATGGTTTCTTCAGCAATACTATTTACAGAAAATGGGTCTTTGCTTGCTTTAGTTCTTTTCTTTTGTATTTGCTGTTCGCCCTCGAACATGCCATCTATATATTTTGCTATATCACCAATGTCGTTGCAGGTGGTAATTGCTTTTTTTATTCCGTCCACACTAGCCTTGACAAGTGCGATACCTGCCATTGTTTCTGCTATCATTTAAATTCCTTCCAGATTTTAATAGCTATTTGTAGCCGCCACCTGCTTTCTTGTACTCACTAGCAAGCAACTGCGCTTTTCTCGCTGACCACTGACCTGCTTTGCCGCCCTTTGTTCCTGCTTTGATTTTGTTAAATAGTCTTTTTCTCATCGTAGGCTTAGTGTAGTTACCAGCTTCATTAACTTTACTCTTTGCTTTAGCCATCTCTACCTACCTGTCTCATCCTATCTACCAAACGTCTTGCGCGGTTAGGGACTTGGGTGTACCACCTTGAGTCAACCATCTCATCGGCTGCAGAAGACCAGCTTTTAGCATCAACTCCTGCCTTCATACCCTTGAACTTGGACAGACGCGGATAACCAAGATTGAACATCATGTTCGCAACAATTAATTGCACTTCTTCGGGTAGTTCATCGAAGTTTTTATAGAGCCTGTGACAGTCTTCTATTGTAACAGTGATATCAAGATTAAATGCAGACTGTACACGACCCTGTTCTATGACAGTGCCTACATTTTTACCGTACTCTGGGTCATTTTTTGTTATTAGATGCCCTATTCCAAATGTAGCCAACCCTAGATGGTCGAGGTAAATTTCATACTTACACCCCTCGTCTTCGGCTAGCTCTTCTCTTAACTTGTCTATGTTCATTTACCAACCTTTTTCATGGCCTTTTTGTGTGCCTGTCCAAAAGTTTTACCTGTCTTCATATCTTTAGTCATAGCAGTCATGTGTTTTTTAGTGTGATGTTTGCTATGCTTTTTCATGGTATTTTGTTGGCGTTTAGTTAAAGTTTTTTTAGCTGTTTTCTTTTTCATTTCTTAGTCTCCGAACCTAACCATACTGCAAATGCTCCTGTCATCGCACCTGAGACTACAGATATCATTGCACTCTGCTGTGTACTCAAGTCGTCTAAGGACATACCCCATTCAATTACTCTAATGTACATAACTGTCACTACGAGCATCATTAAACGAGGTACTATCTTGTATTCTAAAATNGTTTGTGCAGCCATTGCTTCTTCTTTGGTCTAACAAATTCTATATCNGGGCTAGGACTACCTCTTACCGAAGAGTTTAGTAGCACTGCGTACACCAAAAGAAGCGGCAACAATAATGCCAAGACTGTACTGATACCATTGTGGCATGGCTTCAAGCTGTGCAAACCCATTTGATACTACTTCCTCCATCCCCGGAATAAAGGCTAATATCAAGGGTATTGAAAACAAAATTACCAACCACTCGTCTTTCCACGAGGATTGGCTACCCTTCGCCATTTCCAAATCCCAGTCTATTTCACCAGTAGCTTTCTTCTGCATTACTACAGCTTCGGCTTGCGCCCTAGCTACTTTAGTTGCTGACTGAGCCTTCTTCTCTTCTACTTTACCATTTAACCATGTACCTGCTAAATCAGCTACAGGTCCTATTAACATGTTTAACATTTCCACCTCTTACGTGCCTGACGCAGACGACTATTCGGGTCTTTAGCCGCCTTAGGAAACTTCTTCATTTGTCCTGCAGACCTAGCACAGAATGACTTACGACGTTTTGCATCCTTGCTTCCTGCCTTAACTTTACCCGTAACAGCCGTCTTTAGCTTACTTCCGGGGTTTTTCTTACGGTATGCTTTAACACCAGCCTCAGTCATGCCTGCTCCCGACTTGGTTGGTCGGAAATTCTTCTTGTTTCGCTTGGGCATGTTGTCAGGTTTACGTGCCATCACTTCTTCTTTGCTGTTTGTGATGCACGTTTAAAATTAGCCTTAGAAGGTGCGCCACTGCTACCCGCCTTACGCATCTTCTCTCCACTACCTGATTTGATACGATTACGCTTGGCTGCGATGTTGGCATATAGACCTTTACGTTTAGTCATAGTCAATTACCTTTCTAGAGTTCAAGGGGCAAGTTACCCTAACAGGCGTGGCGTTGAATGCCCTCGCCCCCTGAGTGTTAGTACTAGACCCCAGTTTGAACTGCGGCAGTCTGTACTAATTTAGTTGGGTCGCCAATATCAGCAATCAAAGCAATAACACGGAAGCGAACTACTGCAGAGTCTGCACCCAAGATTTTAACTTGGATAGCATCTGTAGCAATTACAGTGTTAATACCTGCGGCTGTTGGGTGAAAGTTGTAGATAGCATCAGCGTTGCCATCGACACCATCACAGAAGGCATCAATGTCAGTACTAACACCAACATCAAAAGTCACACTAGAACCACCAGCTTCAAGAACGTCCAGACAACCACCAAGAACGATGGAGTTGTCAGGAAGGTCAATCACCTTGATAACATCGTTAGCTGTTAAGTTTGTATCTGCAGCGTCAAATATCTTTGACTGCACAATATAAGGACGAATTGCGTGAGCAGGATGTCCTACAGTTCCACCACCAGTAATGGTAAAATCAACAGTAGCCATTAGTCAATCTCCTCTATGCGAAGTCAATGACACCGCGAACAACAGCTTCTTGGCGCAATACTTTTTGCCCAAAAACATGTAGTCCACGAATAACGTCAGAGAACGATTCAGTTGAACGAACCACTTCGGTTTTAGCGATGTGGGATGCAGTAGAAACTGCTGACATGTGACCTGCAAGAATAATATTCTCAGAAGCATCAGTTGCAAGAGTTGCAGATGCGTCAGTTAGGGTCACTTGGTCTGTGCCACCTGTGCTGTTAAGCGCAGTTGACTTGTAACAACGGAAGCCTGCAAATGTTCCCGGCAATGCTAAACCATTTCTCAATGGAGAGCTATTGTCGCCAGTTACTTGAACTTCAGCTAGTTTGTTACCAGCTTGTAGCATCTTCTGATAGAAGATTGGAGGTGCTACAAACCAACGGTTTTCTTCAGGCACAGATTGGTCGTCTAGTAGACGAGCCATAGCCAACATCATGTTGATGCCGTTATCATCTGTTTCAACGTTGATAGGAGCGTTAGCTGTACCAATGTCGCCTGCCGCGGCAGTTGTGGTTAGAGTCGTGCCAGAAACAGCAGATGCGGCAATACCTGCACCGTCTGAGATTGCTTGCAAGACTGTTGCATCNTACTTACGCTTCAGAGCGAATGCACCTGAAGATGTAGCCAATGCTTCAAAGTTAACGTGAGACTGACGCTCTTCAATATCGTCAATCTTAAACGCAAATGCGTTTGCTTGGTCAACAACCATAGTGATTTGGTCATCAGCTAAATCCTGTGGATTAACCACTGAACCACGCTGATAGGATGACACAGTTACTGTAGGCTCTTTAATGACACGAACAGTATCGCCAAAATTTTCAATTTCGCCAGCGTAATCGGTGTTAGTAATATCTTCTACAACCGAAGCACGACGGAAAAACTTGAGAACCTTTTGGCTAAAAATTTCTGGTGCAAAGTTACCACTAGGTAAGTTTCCATATCCAGAAGAAGTAGTGAACGCCATGTTCTAGTTCCTTCCTTGTCTCTTTTTGAGGTTTTTAGGAGTTAAAGTCTATTCGCCCTTCAGCCCTTGCAATGTCTAATTCAGATTCCATCTGTTCAAACTCCCAAGGTTTCATCTTGACGATTTCTGAAGATTTGAATGTACGTTTTCCACTATTAGAGTCTGTACGGACATCCCTGACAGGTGTTCTTGTAACGGCATCTGCCGCACTTGCCTGTCTCTTCTTTGTTGGTTTGTTAAGACCAGTATCGGCCTTATAAAGGTCCACTACACGAGCAGCCCATTTCGCATCGGTACTGTTTTTATAGATACCTTCAGCAATTGTTTTTGGCTGTTCCTCGAGCCATGTTAAAAACTCTTTTGAAGATTTAAGCTCATCAAAGTCTGAGTGCAACCGTAGCAGTTCTTCGTACGCTTTCTGCTTTTCTAGTTCCTTTTCTCGTTCCTTGATAGTGCCTATTTCCTGTCGAAGCTGTGACACCTGTGATTCCGTCTGCATAGACGCAACCGTTTGCACTACTTCAAATACATCAGGGTAACGTTCCTTAAACTCTTGAAGTTCTTCTTGAGTTCTTGGTGGTGTTACTCCCCTAGGCATTTCAACAGCACGTTCTTCCATTGTCTTCCGAAGAGACGAAAGCTCTTCTTTAAAGTCTGAAACTTTGCTGTCATAGTGTTTTTTAAGGTCGTCATAACGTTTTTTATAGTCGTGTTCAGGCTCAGAAGAGTCTGATTTACTGACAAAGCTATTTGCATCCTGAGTAGCTGCATTTGTTGCAGGGTCAGGTTGAGTATCGTCTGCGGAAGCTTCAACATTTTCTGTATTATCTTCTTCATCCTTGTATACTTCATCCTTGTAATCTCCACGGTATAAGTTTGCGTTATTTATAGTTCCGAAAGAGTCGTTAGGTTTATTGGCTCTGTGGCCTTTTACTTTTGCCATTTATTTACCTCATAGTGCGGGGCTACTTGGCTGTAGGTAGCCGCTTCGGTTATGTCAGGGCCGTGGTACGGGTAGCTGACTAATTCTTAGAAATACCCAAACCTTTTAGCACTTTACTAGCGTACTCCATACCTTCTCCGTATGAAGATAGAGCTTCCTCTAGTGTGTCGTGGTCGAGTAATTTTTGTTTAAGGATAGCGTCAGAAACTGCTTCATAGTAGTTTTCATGGTCTTCAATAGGTATAATTCCTGCCCCGTACCCTTTTAATTTGCTTCTTGCACTATTGCTTACTGTCTGTCTTTTTTCATCTCTGTAAATACTGCCATACAATTCTAAGTTTACTTTATCGTCACCCTGTTCGATAAGCTTTTCTACGTAATCTTTTATCTCATCAGTAAATATTTGGTAATCGCCACTACGTTTCTTTAAATCACGTAGTGTTGATGAGGTAATTTGCATAGGTCCGAATGCAGATGAACCTTCATTATTCTTCTTTTTTACACCAGTAAATATGTAAGGTTGGTCTTCAAATCCTTTAATTTCCACCTGACGTATGGCATCTTTAATATCTCCAAACCTGTAATCAAAGTATGTATTGTCGTCTGTAGTAAAATTACTACTTTCAGGTAGGGGGACATTCTCAGTTCCTTGAGGACTAGTTAGGGTGGGAGAGTCAAGCCCAATAGCTGAATCTAAAAATCCACCCCTTACAAAGGATAAGGAGTCTCTTGAATCCATAGCCTCCTTGTCCTTAATCAACGATAACATCTGTTCATCCGTATACAGAGTTGCATCCGCAACAGGCGTGGCGTTGAATGCCCTCTCTAATATAGTCGCAGGTGGTATTGTTTTGGTGGCTGCTTTGAGAATAGCTCTACCTAGGAGTTTACCCCCAGACAATGGGTCATTTTTCAAAGTTTCTATGAAGTCTATTTTAGATTTATCGTCAAATACTTGCTCTTGCAGAAACATAACCATAGAATCTACAGAGCGTTCTCCTGATGCATAAGCAGCCCTTAGCCTTTTTATAAACTTTAAATTCTTATCAAGTTCTTTTTTGGGCATTTTGGCAAAGTAGTCTGTTTTCTTTTTACCTTGTACTCTCCAAGCCTCTTCTACTCCGTCAAAAAGTTGGTCCATAGTAACTATACGACTGCGGATAACTTGGTTGCCTTTTCCTCCATCTGCTGCAAAGCTTCTTGCGCGGTTTTTATCGGGAGTATGGAATTTACCAACGTTGTCACTTCCGTATCCGTAGTTTATTGGATTTACTTTTTCTAAGTCAAGAGGTTCCCCTCTGTACACTTTTACTTTATCACCGAGAGCATACGCTTGTGAAGTTTCAAGAAAACCGCCCTGTGCAGCCATCTGCTGACCATTCTCTTCTATCTTACGCTCAGTATCCCTAATGCCACGCTTGTTTATTTTTTCTAAGCGGTCAAGACCAATAATCTTCACCATGTAAGGGGCTACAACAACCTCACCGCGAGATATCGCAACGTCAATCATCTTACGAGTAGCATCTCCTGATGTACCCTGTGATACTGCACCCCTGCGGATTGCTTCTTCGTGTGCGTCAAGTAGCATCTTGGATATGTCTTGTTCACCCGCAAACTCCACAGAAGATGCGTTTAGGACAAATGCTCCCTCAGGTAGTTGGGTTGGTCTGTCATCTGCTACTTCTTGTGCATCTGTTGCTTGGCTAGGAGGCACACCATCTACAAACCCTGACTGACCCCCTTGGTCAGGCACGGGGCCTCCATTGTTCATGCCGATAAGACCGCCTGTTGCGTTATCCCCCTCAGCGTAGCTTTCGTAGCTTTTTTCAGCTTTTTTTCTTTCTTCTCTTTCCTCTTTATCTTCGTTTTTCGCGAGGTCTGCTTCTCTTGTAGCAGCAGCTTCGTTAGCCTTTCGCTGCGCTTCTCTCTGTTCTGCTTGTAACTTTAGGTCTTCTTCACGGGTTCTTATCCCTGAGTACTTATCCTCACGGGTTATTATCCCTGAGTCCTTATCCTCATCACCCAAGAAATCCATGTCCTTATCGTATATGGTAGACGAA